GTTAAATATTCCACCTTATCTAAAACCCCAGATTTGATTAAAGTAGATAAAAGATTTGACATCTTAGCAGGATTGAATCTAATACAAGACAATGTCGAAGCATCTGAGCCGGCCAGAATCATCTCCAAGGGATGAAGGTCACAATAGCCAGTATATTGCATGGGGTAGTCCAACAATATTTCAGTCAGCCCGTATAGATGCCTTAAATGTTCATTCGAAATCTTACTGTAGATGTATGCTTCAGCAATAGTAGCACCTTGACTGAGAAGTTCTAAAGCTTTTGATACTGAATAGCTCACATCTCCTGCTAAACCGTTGTCTGAAGGCATTATATTCATGACCCCAAAGAACTTAACTATCATAGGTATGAGTTCATTATAAGCATAAAATATTGACAATAATTCAAAATAACTGCCATAATTCACTTGAGACTTTTTTGTTGACAACATGTGGTTAGCACCTTTCAGCATATAGTCATAAAGTACTATAATATCTCTGGAATCTTCCATTTTTTCCAGAAAGCATTTGCCTGCAGAATCATCTGAATGCGCATACATATAAAGAAATGCAGCTCTTCCTTTCTTCTGCATAGTATAGTCTCTGACAAATTCACTGATCAATAATTGATTGGCAGCATGCATCAATGAAGATAAATAGTTGAACATGCCCATTACAAAAGAAAATGGATATACTACTGACTGTGACCTGCCCATTTCAAAATCGTTTAACAGGCTCATTAATGTTCTACAGCCTTCGTTCTTCCTCAAGACATCTATAGCATAACTCCTGAATACGAAAATTATATTTAACATTTTAGTAAAGAAAAACATAAAATGCTGCAAAAAAGAATTAGGAAGTATTGACCTCATGCCATAAACAAAGTGTATATACTTTTGAACTACTGCATGTGGGCCCCATCTTTTACAATCTAGTACAAAGTTTAAAACACCTTCCGCCCAGTCATAATGACTTCCTTCATAGAATCTGCTGTGTATAACATTCAAGCGTTTGTTGCTAGGTATAGAGATCATTTCATTTTCCATCCTTCTGCATATCCTTTTGAAGAAATTCTCAATTGGCTTATGATAAAGTTTCGTTATCAAATCCATACAGTAAATTTCTCTAGGCCCACCTCTTTGTATTTTTTCAACCATATGAAATATCAATTTATCTGGACATACAGTTTTACACCAGTCAGCATAAGTAATCATTGATGAGTTTAACCACTCTATTCTTTCTTTATCAGAAAGCTGACTCATAGAGTCAATGTCAGAAGGACAAACTTTCATCACATCAAGTATATATTCAGCCAGTATGTCATACCCTTTTCTGTTAAAAAAG